GGTGGTCTGCTGCTGTTCGCGGGTCGTACGGCCCTGCGGCGCGCTCTGGCGGGCCTCGGCCAGGGCGCGCTCCGCCTCGTCGCTCTTCGCGGTGTCGGCCTTGGCTTCGTCCTTGGCGTCGGGCTTCTTCTCCGCGCTCTCGACGTTCACGCCGAGCGCCGCGAGCTGTCGGGCGGTGGAAGCAGCGACGTCGGTTTGGCCGAGAGCGATGGCGTTGGCGCGCGTGTTGAGCAGCTGCTGAACCTGCGGCACGGCGGCCTCGGCGACGTCCTTGGGCACGTCGGTCGACGGTTCGGTCATGACACCAATCCTTTGGTCGAGTAGTTGAGGTGCACCGGGAGGACATCCCAGGTGATCCGCACGTCCTGGGCGACGTTGCGGTAGTGCCACATGGAGATCTCCATGTCGCCGGCGTGCGAGGCGTAGCCGGAGTCGAAGAAGGCGCGCACGATGTCCCTTGGCAGGTAAACCATTCCGAGGCCCCACAGGTTGCAGGTCGGGGCTCCCGCGTAGACGGGGAGGGCGCTCCCCGGATCGGGGGTGTTGCCGCCTTCGCCGCTCCAGAATCTGTGTGCCCACACCGGCTCCGGCTCGGTGTAGAGGATGTAGGGCGCGACGATGACGGAGCTGGGATCTTCGCGGGCGTAGGAGACGAAGGCGTTGAGATCCGCGGCCCCGACGGCGATGTCCCATTCGATGAGTAACACCGAGTCGTCGACCTGCGCCAACTCCTGGTAGTTGTGATTGGAGATCACAAGTCGCTCGATATCATCAACGACGTATGAGCGTCCCGACGGGACACTTTGCGGCCAAGACCTAAGAAGCTTCACGATCCTCGGCCCGCTCTCTCCGCCGGTTAGCGGTGCGAATGGCGTGACAGTTGGCGCACACGACGTCGCACCTCGCCACTTCCGCCCAGATCGTCGCCTTGCTCTTGCGTAAGCTGGCGTCGTTTCCGAGCGTGAAGCTCTTCAGCTCACCCGGCCGGTGGTCGAACTCCAGCGCGTCTGCACTGGCTCGGTACCCACAGTCCAGACAACCCTGCGCGAGCTTGTGGTCGATGAGCGCCTGCCGCAAGCGGGCGTAGTGGCGATTGCTCGCCGAGCGACAGAGATCTCTGTTTTCTGTCGCCCACTCCTTATTCCTAGCGACACGCTTGTCTCGATGCCGGATGTACTGCGCAGCTGAGACCACCTTCTGGCAAGGCTTGCAGTAGTAGCTCAGGCCATCCTTGTGGCTGGCTCGCCGGTGGTATTCAGCCAGTGGTTTGTCTTCGCCACATGCGACACATCGCTTGTGATCGGCCTGCATTCAGTAGATCTCCGGACATAGTTTGCGGAGCGGCTGGTAATCGTGGGCGCTGATGACCAGCCGCTCCGCGTCGTCCACCACGTAGCTGCGACCAGCCGGTACCCTCTGCGGCCACGAGCGGACGAGCTTCACTACGAGTTGATCGCTTCCACGTCGAACTGGTGGCACGTGATGCTGTTGCCGGTCAACGAGAACGTGGCCTGGAGATCCAGGATGTTGCTGACCGTCGAGTCGAAGCCGGTCCCGACGGCGGGGGCACTGGCCGGGCACAGCGCCGACAGCGCGGTGCCGGCCGCGGAGCCCACCACGCTCTCCGACGTCCAGTTGCCGATACCGATCAGGTTGGCGGACGTGCCGGAGCCGACGGCCCGGACCGTGAGCACGAGGTCCAGCGTCCACGACACGTTCGTCTTCGCGGTCGTGTTGAGGCTGATGGCGCCGCTGGACCACGCGGTGATGTTGCTGGTCGGGCCGAGCGCGACCGCCAGGGTGAGCGTGCCCGGGGTCGTGACGATGTTCGACACCCGGCCTGCGGCGTGGATGCGCAGCATCTGCCCGGCGTGGCTGAAGAAGTTGGCGGCGGCGGTGAGCTTCGCCGCGGCCGGCAGGAGACTGCCGGTGGTGGTGCCGGTGACCGCCGACCCGTCCACCGCGGAGCTGATGAGCGTGGAATCCCAGTCCTGCGCGCTGATTCCGGGCATGGACAACCTTCCGTGCGGAATGGTGAGTAGGTGGGTGACCGGGCGGGGGACCGTGCATCAAGTCCCCGGCCCGGCCGACTATTAGCTACCCGTAAACGTCGGAGTAGTCAGACCCGCACCGGCCAACTTCTGCTGACCATTCGGGTAACGGCCGAATGTATAAGCGTAGTAACCGTAAAGCACCAAAAGTACTCCGAGGCTGGCCGCCGCGGGCTGCTCTGCGCGGATGAACACCGGGGCATCCGGGTCCTCCCACAGGTGGCATTCCTCCGACGCCACGACGTAGATCTCGTCCTGGTTGGTGGCGGTACCCGCCGCCGTCGTGACGTTGTTGTCCACGACGGCCAACATGCCGTTCGGCAGAACGCCGCGAACACCGGCGCTGTAGGCGGTCTGGTCGTTGCTACCGATGTTGTAGCTGTTGAGCCGCGGCTGGTTGATCGCCGGCCAGGTGTTGGTCATCAGGTTCGAGAGCCAGTACCACCGGCGGGAGTGCATGACGCAGTAGTTCGGGGTGGCCTGCGCGAGCAGGGCCGCCTCGCTCGCCGCGGCAGCCGCGAGGATCTGCGGATACACGCCGGTGAGGGACTGGGTGGTGACCGACGCCGAGGTGCCCGCCGTCGCCGAGAGTCCCGTGGTGGCCTGGTTCAGAAGGTTCGAGTCCAGGTTGGTGGCGTAGCGCTTGAAGAGGTCGGAGACGGTGACCTCTTCGATGCCGGTGCCGCGGTCGATGGCCTGTCGGCTCAGCGTCTGCTGACCGCTCGCGGTCTGGACGTTGATGGTCAGGAGGCTATCGGCCATGTTCTGCTCGGACACGGAGGTGTTCTGGGTGGTCTGGTTGGCCACCGAGGACGCCGTGGTGATCCGGCTGATGTTGACCGTCATGCCCGACTCGGGAAGGTCGTGCTTGCTGCAAATGTCGGCGAACGGACGGTTCGCCGCCACCGCCGGCGCGTACATGTCGGTGAGGTACTGCGGCACCGTGAGGCCGGTGAACGCACTGGTTCCGACGGCGCGCTCCAGGTACTGGCCGCGCTCCACACGCTCTTCCTGCATGTGCCGGGCAAGCCGGTGCTCCGACTCCAGGTCCCGGTAGAAGTACTGCCGCGACACGTCGCGCAGGAACTGCGCGCCCTTGCGGTCCTTCTCCTTGGTGTAGGTGCGCTCCTCCGCGCCCACGCGGGTGACCTGGTCGTAGGCGGGCGGCTTGGTGCCGACTTCCTTGCGCTGCTGGGCGTACTTCTCGGTCTCGATCTCCTCGGCGCGGGCCCGCCGGGCAGCCTCCAGCTTGGACTCGACGCCCTTGACCTCCTGCTTGAGGCGATCGCGGGTTTCGAACAGCTGCTGGACGCGCTCGTCCTCTTCCTTGGACAGCGAGCCGCGGCCGTCCTTGCGCGCCAGTTCCAAGATGTACTTCACTTCGGCGACCGACTTGTCGCGCTGCTTGATCGTCTGTTCGAGTTCGACTTCGATGCTGTTGATCAGCTCGTCGACGACCATCGTCGACGCTCCTCTCAGGGGTAGGGGAAGTGGAAACCCCGCTACCGCTCTGAGTGGCGGCTTGCTTGTGGGTTGTGGTGCTCCGGATGTCCGCTCTGAAGGGCGGTTCTCCGGCATTGGGTGCGGTCTGAGTGCCGCGGGTTGTTTCGAGGCGACGGCAGGATTCGAACCTGCACCTCTGGGCTGGCCCAGCGAGCTGCCTGTCTGCTCTACGCCGCTCTGGGATGCCTGCCGCGATCCAGCCGTCCGCAGGCTCTCCGCGCATTCGTCAGTACCTGGTTACTGTGCGCGGAGCCGTGTGTGACGCGTTAGGCGTCGGAGCCGAAGGCAGCGTCGCGGGCGCGGCGCAGCAGCCGGATAGCGCGGTTGATGCCGTCGCGATCGAGCATGACGGCAAACCCCGTGCAGGGGCTCGACGGATAGCCGTTGCTGGACTCGGGATTCTGGTCGCCGCTGGAGTCCGGCTGGCCTGGAGTCTGGCCCGCCGGGTATGCCTCGTTCGCCACCTCCGGCGGCTTGCCCGGGAAGATGGCCGAGCTTTCGGGGTCCTCGCTCAACACCTGGACGTAGCCTTCTTCGGCTTCGGCGTACGCGTGCTGGACGTTCCCGGCTGGCTTCCAGATGATCTGGACGCGACCGAACGTGCCGGAGGCGCTGTTGATGTTTTCGTGTGGCACTTTCCTGTTCCTCCATCACGGAGCCCCATCACGGGGTAGGTGTGGCTGATTGAACCCTCAGCCAGGGGTGGCTTTTTCTCAGCCGTCGCGGTTGAACTGCGGCTTCATGATCCGCAGGCGGAGGCGGCCCCACTCGACGTATAGCGCGTCATGGTCGCGGAACAGGATGCGGTTGCGCGACTTCGGCGCGATCCAGACGCGGTTCTCCCGGCGCCGGCCCCAGGTGAACGAGTAGGTCTTCATGGTTTCGGCGCTCAGATGTCGAGGAGGGCTTCCACGAGGCGGATGTTTC